TTGAAAAGGCTGTCCAAGTTCACACGTTTTGGGATTTGGGCGTTGGTGATGCCACTAGTATATGGTTTATGCAGGCGGTGGGTAAAGAAATACGGATGATCGATTATTATGAAGCAAGCGGAGAAGGTCTACCTCATTACGCGCATATATTACAAGAGAAGGGCTACAACTACGGGACACATTACGCCCCGCACGATATAGTTGTTAGGGAGTTGGGCAGCGGTCTATCAAGGATAGAGGCCGCAAGAAAGCTAGGAATTAAGTTCGAGATAGCCCCAAAACAGGGAATTGATGACGGAATCAACGCGGCGAGAATGATATTTAATAAAGTTTGGTTTGAAAAGACTAGGTGCAATCTCGGGATACAGGCGCTAAGAAATTACCACAAAGAATATGACGACAATAGAAAGCAGTTTAAATCAATGCCTCGGCATGATTGGTCTAGTCACGCGGCAGATGCTTTTCGATACTTTGCAGTTTCGTGGCGAGAGAGAGACAAAACCAAGAATGTCAAGAAATATCCTAAACTATCAATAGCGTGATAACATGAACAGCACTTTAATGTATATAAAGCAAAGGCTCGCAGAGTTAGAGCTTCAAGTTATAGAGCAGGCTAAACGAATCGAACATTTAGAGGCAAAGAATGCTAACAGAACGCGAAATACTAAGCATAATCAAAAGCGAGAAGAACGATTCGATCTCTTATCGTGACGAGATAGGCGAGAAGCGCGCAACTCTGCTTGATTACTATAATATGAGGCCATACGGCGATGAGGTAGACGGGCGTTCTAGGTTTGTGTCTAGCGATGTATCCGATGTGGTGGAGGGGATGTTGCCCAGCTTGATACGGGTATTCACGCAAGGCAAAGAAGTTGCTAAGTTTACAGCGGATCGCCCAGATCAAGATGACGAAGCAGAACAAAAGACGCTACTCGCTAATTATGTATTCTATAGGCAGAATCAGGGCGTTTTAACGCTGGTCAATATGTTTAAAGACGCCCTTCTTCAGTATACCGGCACTGTTAAGGTGATGCTTGACGAGTCAACAGAAGTTACGGAAGAGAGCTATTCCGGCCTATCGCAAGATGAGTTTGACTCCCTTCAGTTGGATGAAGAAACCGAAATTTTAGAGGTTGAAGTAGAGTCGGAGCAGGCTATTACGCCGCAAGGGATACTAGAGGTTAAGTCATACGATGCCAAGGTTAAGCGAACGACAGACCAAAAAAAAGTCATATACGAAAACATCCCGCCTGAAGAATTTTTAATATCAAGAACGGCGCGAGACTTTAAAAAGCCGCGAATGATAGGTCACACAACACCTAAGACAAGGTCTGAATTGGTTGAAATGGGATTCGATAAGGAGGAGGTTTATAAATTACCCGCACAAACTAGGATTAGCAACAATGAAGAAAAAAACTCGCGGTATCATGATTACGACAACAACAATCTAGGCAATTCATCGAGCCAGAAAGCCACAGATCTTGTAGAGCTTACGGAAATGTACGTCTATATGGATGTCGATGAGGATGGCATAGCCGAGCTTTGGCAGGTATTCGAAGCGGGCGACACGGTACTTGAAAAGAATTTATGGGATGAGCACCCTTTCTGCGTAGTAACCCCGATACCTATTCCACATAGAGCCATAGGCACATGTCCAGCCGAGCAAGTGGCCGACATTCAGTTTATGAAGTCAATTCTTGGGAGGCAGGCGGCAGATAACGTATATGCTACAAACTATACTCGCGTAGCATACAATGATCGCGTTGATCTTGACGACCTACTAACGCCTAGACCTGGCGGAGCTATAGCGGTCGAAGGGACTGGCCCTATCGGTGATGCGATCAGCCCGATAGTTACAGTCCCTCAAGTACAGCAAATACTACAATTTATAGAATACGTTGATTCTAGCGCTGAGCGCAGAACAGGGTTTACTAGGTTTTCTCAGGGATTAGATGCGGACGCCCTGAATCACACAGCCACCGGGTTCAAAGGAATTAGCGATTACTCACAGCAGCGCATGGAGCTAATAGCTAGGGTATTTGCTGAAACTGGAGTTAAAGAGATATTTAGAAAGACGGTAGCGATACTTGAGAAACACCAAGACCAAGCCATACAGATTAGGGTGAGCGGCAAGCCTTTAGAGGTAGACCCTACGGCATGGAGGCATAAACTTGATTGCTTTGTTGATGTTGGTTTAGGTTCTGGCGATAGAAATGAAAAGATTGTTAATCTTAATGTTATTCTTCAGCGGCAGTTAGAGCTAATGCAGCAAGGCACACAACTAGCTGATCAGTCTAAGGTTTACAACACGCTTTCAAAAATGATTACCGAAACCGGACTGAAGGATGCAAGTTTGTACTTTAACGACCCAGATAAGCCCGAAGAAATTTTGCAGGCGCAGAATGAGCAGCTAATACAGGCGGTACAGATGCTAGAGCAGCAAGCGCAGCAGAACGATATAGCGGGAGCAGCTAAAGAGATCGAACAAATGAAGGCACAGGCTAGCCTAATGATTGCGCAATCTAGGAAATCAGAAGCAGACCAGAAGGATAAGATTAAGTTGGCAGAAATGAGGCAAGATCTTCAGAAATTCCTAATAACTCAACGGCAGAAAGGCGAAGAGTTTAATCAGGAGAAGATACTGCAGCTAACAGAAATGGAATTAAAATATGGGCAAGACGTGCCAGGAGCAGCAGTATGAATGAGGTGGAGCTACAAAAAAGCAAGCAGCGCGGGATTAGGGCAAGACAGCTTCTTGATGACGAATTGATTAGATCGGCTTTTAATGATATAAAAGAGAATATCTATCAGAAAATAGGATCTAGTAGTTTTGATCAATCGAAAGAACGTGAAGATTGCTATATGATGCTAAGAGCAATTGATTCATTTGAGGGTCAATTCAAGAAGCATATTAACACGGGCAGAGCGGCAGAAGAAAAACTCAGCTTGGCCCAAAGAGTTATAAAACGAGTACAAGAATTTTAACCAACTGAGATCAACCCTATGGGAATCGATGTAAGAGAAGGCGCAAGCCGAATATCACAATTATTGCAGCCTGAACAGCCAAGCGATAGTGAGCCAGAGCCAGAAATGGCGGAACAATCTGAAACGATTGAGGATGATTCTAGTTACGCAGAAGATTCCGAACACCAGGAGCAGGCCGAACATCAAGACGAGCAAGGAGAAACGCCTTCAGGCGATACGGAACCAAGCGAGACGCGATACAAGGTACAGGCAAACGGTGAGGAGCGAGAAGTCACCATCGACGACCTGAAAAAGGGTTATATGATGGAGTCAGACTACCGAAAGAAAACCACTGAGGTAGCGAGACACAGAGATGAAGTGAAGGCAAAAGAGGACGCACTAACGGCAAAGCTACAAGATGCCGAAGCTATTCTAGCGCTACAGTTCGAAGATCTTAACTCTGAAGAGATGCTCGACCTAAAAGAATACGACCGGAAAGCATACGAAGACAAAAAGGAAGCGTTAGAGGCAAAAGCAAAACGCCTTCATACGCTTAAGCAAGAGCAGATCAAGACAATGCAGGAACGCAAAGGTGAGTCTATTTCGAAAGAGAAAGAATTGCTCCTTGCCGCACTACCTGAATGGCTTGACGAGGCAACGCTTGCTAGTGAGTCTAAAATGCTAAATGGTTTATGGGAAAGCATGAACTTTACTGAGGAGGATTATAATTTAATCACGAATCACAAGCTTATTCTCATATCCCGAAAAGCTGCTTTATACGACAAGTTAAAGGCGGCAAAACCAGAAAGCAAAAAAGTGCAGCATAAACCGAAGTCAGCTAAACCCGGTTCGGCTACTAATCCGCAAGACAGAAACAATGCAAAAACTATGGATGCGAGGCAGAAGTTAAAACAGACCGGCAATATGCGAGACGCGCAAGCTGCAATACGTTCATTAATGAGGTGACACAATGGCTGTTCCAGCAGGTACAACAACCGCACATGCGGCAATAGGTAACCGGGAAGACTTGGTAAATACGATTTATGATATTTCACCAATGGATACTCCCTTTCTTTCAACAGCAGGCAAATCGAAGGCTAAAGCCGTTTATCACGAATGGCAGACCGACGCACTAGCGGCAGCAGCGGCTAACCGACAGATCGAAGGCGATGACGCTACGGCTAACACTTTTGTAGCTACTACTAGAGTCGGTAACTATTGCCAGATCTCAAGGAAAACCGTGTCTGTTTCAGGTACTCAACGATCTGTAGATAGTGCGGGTCGCGCAGACGAGTTCGCCTATCAGGTAGCCAAAAATGGCCGAGAGATCAAGCGGGATATGGAGTATGGGCTAACTCGAAACCAGGCATCCTCGGCTGGCGGCTCAGGTACCGCTCGATCTTTGGCTTCACTAGAGTCTTGGCTATCTACTAACAAAACTAGCGCAGGTACAGGTACGGCACAAACGACACCAGGCTTTAGTTCTGGCACAGTTGCAGCGCCCACAGATTCGTCGGTTGCGGGAACGTTCGTTAAGGCAGATTTAGATGCGGTGGTTCAAGAGTGTTGGACGCAAGGCGGCGACCCTAAGATTATCATGGTAGGTCCACACAACCGAACGCAGATTAGTTTATTCACTGGTATTTCTACACTACAAACTAACGCTAACGACAACCAAGATGTAACGCTGCAAGGCGCTGTTGACTTCTACAAGTCAAACTTTGGCGTA